CATCCAGGGTTTTTTTTTGTGTCTCTTTCAGTTTTTCCGCCTGGCATCCAAAACAGCGCACACCTCCTGGTAGGAGGAGAGGGACTCCTGATCGTAGATATTGGCCCTCTTGCACACCACGGTATCCCCCGAGATTCGCACCGCCCCAGAGATCCTGGCATATCCGTAGACCTGAGCCGAACCAGAGACTCTAGCATCCCCAGAGATCCTGGCCTGACCGCAGACCCTGGCCTGACCGTAGACCCACGCCGAACCAGAGACTCTAGCCGAACCAGAGACCTGAGCCGAACCCATCACTACCGACTGGCCAGAGATCTGAGATCCCATGCTGATCACAGCCTGATCAGCGATCACAGCCTGATCGCTGATCACTACACCCGCATAGATCTTAGTCAGGCCATGGACCACAGCCTGATCCATGATACGGGCAGCCCCAGAGATCCACGCCGAACCATAGACCTGAGCCTCAGGGCCGATGTACGCCCCTGGCTCCACGGTGGCGGTGGCGGCCACCCAGCCACCCACAGAGCCGTCAGGGTTCTGGTGGCGGTGCGCAGGGACTGCCACCATTAGGGGGAATTCGTGCTCGTAGTCCGATCCAGTGCTCTCTGGAGCATTCGCTGCCGGGCTAGGGCCAGGGCCACTAGCCTCTCCCATAGATCCAGATTCGTCATTTTTCACTCCTACGCCTAATCGATCAAGGCCAATTGCGAGGGCTCTCTGAGCGAGCCCATGGGTGGTGAGGGGCTTCCCATTCTTTTTGGTGTGTTTTGTGGCCTCGATCTGCAGGCCCTCATATTGGGCTTGGCTGATCCTGAGGGTCAGCGTGCGTGTTGGCTTGATCATCTTTCCTCTTATAGGCCCTTCTGAGGGCCTTTGGGTTTGAGTGAGGCGTCCTAGACTCAGGACGCCTTTTTTGAAGTGTTTTTGCAACTACAGGAGCCTGAGTTCCTGTGGAGGTTTGCAGAACTGGTGGTACCAGATCTGCGTGGCCATGGTCCCGTCCACGGGGTGGAGATCAATTTGGGCTGCGCACCATGCCTCGATCCCTGCACGCGCATCCCAGTAGATGGGCCACTCAGGATGATGCTGGAGCCATGCTAGATGCTGCCATGCTGCCGCGTGCTGCGCGGCCCAATATAGGCTGGGCGGTACATGCTGCCATGCCTCCATAGGCTCAGGCTCTCCAGGGTGGGCAGCCTTCCAGCGCATGGCCTTCAGGTATGCTGCCTTGGCCTTGGCCGCATACACACCTAGTGCAGCCATTTGCCGGGCCACCGATAGGTCCTCTTCGGAGGCAGGGATGATCCGGATGTACTGCCTCTGGGAGGCCAGCTCGGCCAGCTTCTGTTTTGGTGTGATTCTGGTGGGTGGGGTCTTTTGGGGTTTGGTTTTGGCCATATTGCTCTCCTTGGGGGTTGGGGGTAGCATACTCCGTTTTGCAAGATTTTGCAAGCTATTTGTCTTGCAAGGTTGTCAACGGACAAACCTACACTTTCATCAATTTTGGTAACCAGAAGCACCTGAGTTAGGCAGGTGCTTCTGGTTACCAAAAAACCCGTAAACCCGCATGGTTGAGCGATTTACCCAACTCGACGCTGACCCTGACCCAACCCCAACCCCAACTCCACAAAACCGGTGGTCCGAGCCAGAGCTCGGATTCGGGCGGAGGCGACACGCCCCTGCTCCGCCTGATCCCGGAGGAGGGACTCAGAGAGTCCAGGCATAGGACCTAGAGCCCAGGCATAGTAGGTGGAGTGCACCCCTGACATAGCTGGCCCCCCGTCGAGGGTCACCTCCTCCATAGGCTGATCCGCCCCCGAACGGTACTGGATGGTGGGGGCCTCCTCCTCCTCCAGGGGCACCCCAATAGCCTCCTGCATGGCGTGGACGACCTCTTTCGCGTGCAGCGTCCATCTCTTGGTGGAGATGGTGGTGGAGGTGGCCTCACCAGCCTTACGATGGGAAATCCCCATCAGATCGTCAGCTAGGGCGACGATCTGATGCAGGGCTGCCTTAGGGGCCGAGATCGTGGACACTCGCCCTGCTCGCCCTGCCGAGGTCTCCGAGCGCACCCACTCGCCCCACGCGTCGAGATCGACGGAGCGAGCGATCCTGAGGATATCCTCCCCCAGATCCAGAGGCATGGCACCATGGAGCAGGCGGCCTAGGGCTCCCTTCGTGGGGCGTGAGCCCCGGAAAAATACCATGTAGCGGTACTCTCCTGGAGCGGCCTGCACGCCCATCCAGAATAGATCATCGGAGGAGGCACGAGTTAGGGTGCGGGGCGCCTCTGAGGAGGAGGAGGAAAAACCTACACCCCTCCACCCCCCGCCACAGGTGCGATCCGCAACATATCCATGCGCCGCGATCGCCCGGATCTCCCTCCTACGAGGACCACAATTAGGGCAGGTGCTCTGATCGCAGGGCATATGCCGAGCGATCAGACCAGAATCCTGAGGGACCAGCAGGGTGATCCTGCGAGGGCAGGGGGGACAGGTGGCCTCCGAGGCCATAGCCCGGAGATCATGATCGAAGAGGCCCTCAGGGCTGAGCTGTGCAGCCTCTAGGCGAGCCTCTAGCTCATGAGGAGCCTGCCACCGATCCATCGCCCGACTCCAGGCTGAGGGCTCCTCCACGATCCTCTCACGTGGGGTCGAGCCGGCCACGTACTCAGGCTCCACAAACACGGCCTGATCCACGTAAAATGTATTGGTTGCAAAAGAATAGGCCGTCAGACCTCCATTTTCGCCGCGCCAATAGTGGCAGGATTTGCCCTGGGTGATCCCGTCCCCAGGGGCACGCTCCACGCCAATAGCCGAGCCCCAAAAATAATCCTCCCCAGGCTCCAGATTGGCGTGGAGGAAGTCCTTGAGGGTGGGGAAATCAGCCTCCCCTGTGGCCACGGTGGCGAAATCCACATACTCCGTGTGTGCACCCCCCGACGATGCTGTGTGTGTGCCTGCTTTGGTCTTATTGGCCCCTGTGAGGGCCTTGCCCAACGTGGGGGTAGGTAGGCTGGGGTAGCGCTCCCTGTGTGCAGGAGCCTCCCTAGAGGCCAGGAGCTGAGCCTCTGGGAGCAGTGCGTCTACATCCAGGCAGGGGAACGAGGAGGGTGCCACCCTCCCCTTAGGGTAGGTCCCTCCCCAAGCCTCGTCACCCTTAACCCTCGAGGCAGGCACCGAGGGGAGATAGTACAGCCTGGACTCTGCCATGCGAGGATCGATTCCGGGCTCCCCTGGCTTCGCTGAGGACTCAGGGAGTCCAGCAGCCTGGAGGAGGGCTCTGGCGTGCCACCATAGGGCAGAGGCCTCTGCCAGCGTCGAAATGCGGGAGAGGGGGAGCAGCACACGGCAGGAGGCGTAACCATCTCGGCAGCTCCAGGTCGTCCAGGAGGCATATCTGATCCCCTTCATGGCGCGATCCACGATCCCTAGGAGGGAGTCCACCAGGAGAGGGAGAGCGTCCAGATCCATGATCAGGTGCCCCCACTGATCATGGGCTGCCATAGCCACATTAGAGCGCCTCTCCCCATGCTCCAGATAGTATGGCGCAATCGCTGGGGCGCAGCTCTTGGCGGGGATCATGCGTTTTCCCTTGCCCGATCCCGTCCACCTCTGACGAGAGGCGGGGATGCCTCGAACCTTGAGGATGGTCTCGGCAAAATCATCCCACTCGACCACTCGATCCTGCCATTGGCCTGTGGATTCCATTCGGGGGAAATATAGGATGGACATAGGGACACCTAGAGGTGCCTCACCCCCCCTCGCTGGCACTTTGGGGGGGGAGGCTGCCACTCTGGGCAAATGTTTGGTGTCCATGTGGGCGAGGTGCCAGCTCCATCCACCACCATGGAGACAATATACACGGCGCGCAGACGCCTGCCAAGCATTATCTTGTGTGTGGATACTTTTTAACCTCAAAAAAGTATCCACTCTCGGGATAGTTTTGAGGTAGGTGTGTTGCCGCCCTCCCCAACGGACAAACCTACACTTTCATCAATTTTGGTAACCAGAAGCACCTGAGTTAGGCAGGTGCTTCTGGTTACCAAAAAACCCGTAGACGAGCCCCGGAGGCTGTTCTAGCTCTTTTGAACCAAAACAACACCAAACACCTATCCATGGGGTGGAGAGGCACCACTTGCCCACCCCATGGATAGGTGGAGTTGTTTTTTAAACAAATCGCTCAACCATGCGGGTTTACGGGTTTTTTGGTAACCAGAAGCACCTGCTTAGTTCAGGTGCTTCTGGTTACCAAAATTGATGAAAGTGTAGGTTTGTCCGTGGCCGAGGAAATACTTGCGATAACCTATCTATAAGTCCTCCATATATGTGGAAGAACCCACAACAGGAGGCTCCCATGAGGCCAGCCGCAAAAGAGATCACCCTCGCCGCCCTGAGGGACGGCCTACCCCGTTGCCTCTCTGAGATCCGAGAGGCAACCCACCTGGAAAATATTAAGGGCAGGGTGCGTGAACTCAGGATGGACGGGTGGCCCATCCTATCTGAGGGGTTATGCCGATGCCATGGCGTGGGGGTCTACAGGCTCTCCGGCCCTCAGCAGGCCGGGGCCATAAATCAGAGCCCCCTCAGGCTGACAATATCCAGGAGAGAGGAGGGAGCTGAGCTCCGGGTGGCCTCCTCAGGATCAGAGCTCGATCATCTATCGGATGATGCCAGGGATAGGATCAGGGAGGCCATAGAGAGTATCCTGGCTGAGGAGAGGAGAGCGAAGACAATAGCCGCTCCTCCCATGACCATCTTCGAGTTCCTTGATTCGTTTTAACCCTAGGAGGCACAGATGGAAGACACCCAAACCACCACACCCCCCCGCGTCCCAGAGGAGACTCTCAGACGATTGCGTGAGCTATCCTCGGGAGGAGGAGGAGATATCCCCAGAGAGATCCTGATGGAGATGGCCCTAATCTGCCAGGCCCATGGGATCACCACCTATCTATGGGGAGATAAGCCGGGGAATATGCCCCCTATGCCTGAGGTTGAGTTCGACTCAGGGGGAGGATATCAGATCCCCTCCCCGAAGCAGGCAGCTGCCAGGGCAAGGAGGAGGGATCGGAGAGGGAGACTACTCCCCGTCCGATAATGAGGTTATAGAGGGGGGCTAATAGGCCCCCTCTTTTTGCTTAGGGGGATGCTAGATCACCTTATCAGGGGAAAATATCATGCCAACCTCAACAAAGCGGCGAAAGGCCCCGCTGAAAAAGCTCACAGCCGCGATGATCCAGGCCGCAGAGCTGTACCTCCGGGGCTGGAGCATGAGGGCCGTCGCCAAGCATATGGGCGTGGCGGAGCCCACCCTCTACGGGTGGAGGCGGGAGCCAGTTTTTAAAAATCACTGCACCGCTCGCATACAGGAGCTGCAGGCGGAGACGGCTGAGATCCTCTCCGGGAGGCAGGCTCAGGCCATGAGCTATCTCTCGGCCGCCATGGATCTTGAGCATCCAGATCACGGGGAGGTCACCCCTGTGGGCGTACGCGCCGCTGCGAAGATCCTAGATCTGGCGGCCACTGCTCAGTTGGCAAAGGCCACCACGGATATCATGTCCCGCGATGAAATGATTAAGGCAATCCAATCCCTGCCTCCATGGGCTATTGACGTGATCCGGACCATGCCTGCGCCCACGCGAGGGCCCGGGCGCCCTCACCTAGAGGAGGATGGAGAGGACGAGGATGGAGAGTGATCCTCTCCTCCATCTGGCCCTGAGCATCCAGGCAGATCGCAGGCTGGCCTATTGGCCCACGCCTGGCCAAGAGCGCTTCCACAAATCCGCACGCCGATTGCGCGCCTTAATCGCGGCCAATCGAGTGGGGAAAACTCTAAGTGGGGCCATGGAGATCTGGTGGCAGGCGGCTGGGGATCATCCATGGAGGCAGATCCGCCGAAAGCAGGGATCAGCCTGGATCGTATGCGGCACCTGGGGAGGCCCCTATAGGGCGGTGGCCAAGGCCCTATGGGCCTCCTGCCCCACGCATTTGGTCGATTGGACCAAGACAAAATACTTCGAGCACGGGCATTGGCAGAATCACAGGATCACCATGTTAGATGGGTATGTGATCCAGTTTCTGAGCTCCAAGGGGAGCTCAGTCGCCTCTGCCTCAGGATCGTGCGACTATCTATGGATCGACGAGCCGCCTAAGCCCCACCAATGGTCCGAGCTGCTGGCTCGCACAGCGGACGTGGGCGGCCCTGTCTCGCTGACCTGTACTCCAATCGACTCCGAGCAGGATCTAGATTGGCTTAGGATCATCCTGGAGGGGGATGAAGAGTCGGGCGTCCAGCCCTCAGGGGACTGGGATGTGGGCCGGATCACATACAGCCCGGAAAATGTACCATGGCGCACCCCTGAGGAGATCACAGAGCAGGTGGCCCTGTACTCCCCATGGGAATATGAGCAGCGTGTCATGGGAGGGTGGCATGGGAACACGGCAACACGATGGATGCACGCCCTAGACGAGTCTGTGATTTTTGACGATCACAAAAAGCTCCCTCCCATGCAGTCTTTTGGCCTTGGCCTGGACCACGGCCACGGCCCCGGAAAGGAGGTGGCCATTCTCGTGGGCTGGGATGGCAAGACCTTATGGATCTTGGGGGAGTACATTAATGCCTCCCATACCCACCCAACCGAGGATGCTGAGGGCATTAAAAAACTAATCGAGTCTTGGGGCCTAACCTTAAGCGATGTTAAGAAGGCTGTGGGCGACGTGAATAGCTTGGGCAAGTCTGGTGGTGGGGCTTCGGTTAATGAAACATTAGAGGACTGTTTTGCCCGTCTGAACAACAGCACCAGACCCCCATTTGCAATTTCCGTGCCAAGGAAGGGGCCTGGCTCAATCGAGCGCGGAGTGCGCGCGATGAATAATGCCATGCGAGGGGGACACCTAAAGATCCATGAGGGCTGTAAGATCTTGCTAAAATCCATGCAACGCTGGCAGGGCAAGCCCAATGATCCAGCCAAGGACGCGATCGATGGATTCCGATACATCGGCATGGAGTACCTGGGAGACTCCTCTCCTGAGCAGGCCAAGGTGCGCCTCTATTGACAGATCAATAGAGGGCCTATAAGGTACATGAAGTATACATGAGGCCCACACCCATGAAGATCCGCCCAACACCCCAAGATCATGAGGAGCAGGAGCGCTGGCAGGCCAGTGGCCTCCGCCACCGAATCCTAGCAGGCCAGTGGGCTCAGGATCTAAGGCAGGATCTAAGTCAGTTTTTTGCACCACAGGTCGTGGCCCGAATGACCTGCCCCGACCTCAGCCGAAATCTCCTGCTAAGCTACGTTCGCCAGGTCGACCTTTTGTATAGGGCTCCTGATGGAGTACCTGTACTCGTGGGAGGGGAGCCCCTAGTGGCCCCAGAAATCGTGACCCCCTATCTATGGCCTGTGCGGGGTAAGGCTCAGAGATATGCTCTAGGCATGGGGGAGGGCCTCGTCCGCCTGGACTGGATCGATGGTCAGGTGGCCTGCCGCCCCGTGACCTCGGATCGAGTGGTGGCCCTGGCTGATCCTCAGCATCCCGATGTACCTATCAGGATCGAGGAGCTAGTGGAGCGATCAGGCCCTGCAGGCGACCTATGGACGTGGGAGATCTGGGATATCAGAGATCCAGAGTCCCCCATTTTCCGGATCGAATCCATCGATGATAAGGGCATGCACCACGATGTGACCACCACCTACATAGACACCACGGGATACCCATACCGGGACACGGCGGGGAAACCTATCCTCCCGTACATCCTGTGCCATGCCGAGGTAGGCAGGAGCCTATGGCACGAAAACATCCACGCTGAGATCGTGTCAGGCACACTCAGAGTGGCGTCCCTATGGACTTTTTGGACCACGGGGGTGCGCGACGCTGCCCACCCCCAACGATATGGCATGGATATCGAGATCCCCTCTGGTGTGGTCCCGTCCAGAGACGGCGTGGAATACCTGCCCATGGACCAGACGAGCATCCTCCCTCTTCGGTCCAAGGGAGATAAGCAGGGCTCTTTGGGCACTTTGCCTCCTGCGATGGATGTTAAGCTCACCGCAGAGGCAATCCAAGCATATGCAGCAGGGTGCCTCGTGGACGCCGGGCTAGCAGCATCCAGTGTCCAGATCGAGGGATCATCCGCTCAATCTGGATATGCCCTGGCAATCTCCAAGGAGGGGCAGAGGGCAGCCGCAATGGCGCAGGTCCCCGCCGCCAAAATGGCTGATCAACAGCTCCTGGCCACGGCAGCACGCATGGCCAATGCCTATGCCAAGACGACCTACCCTGAGCAGCCTGAGGCATACAGCATCGCCTATCCCGATGTAGGCCGATCCACCCAGGAACAAAATGCCGCTATCGAGCGGGCAACCAAGCTCCTGGCAGCAGGTTTGATCTCCCCCGTCGAAGCCAAAAGATTGATTCAACCTGAACTTTCAGTTGAGGAAGCCGTGAAGGCTCTAGTAGAAGGGGCCGATTTCACGGCCCTAATTCGAGAGATCTCAGGGCCTAAGTTAACCTAAGATGAAAGGAGGCCACAATGGCCGAAGAAGCCACAAATGATCCTGCAGCCCAACTGGCCTCCCTCCAGGCTCAGCTAACCGCCATGGAGGCTCAGCTGGTGTCCACGAGCGCGCAACATGCTCGCGAGCTGGCCTATGCTAAGCTGGGGGGGAAATTTACCGACCCCCGAATCCAGCGGTCGGTGGCACGGGAGTACGAGGACTATGCTGCAGGGGCTGGGGGTAAGGCTGTTGGATTTGCCGAGTGGCTGGATCAGCCTGAGACCAAGGCTGATCCTCTCCTAGGGCACCTATTTACTCCAGCGACTCCAGCGACTCCAGTGACTCCAGTGACTCCAGTGGCTCCAGTGACTACTCCAGTGACTACTCCAGTGACTCCAGTGGTTGGGCTGGCCCAACCACGAGGACCTCAGGCTCCAGCCCTGACCGCTCAGGAGATTCGCCAAGCTCGCCTGAGCGGCAATCGCGACGCGGTCCGCGCAGCAGCCGCACAACTGGCCTCAGAGGGCCTGATCAAGCTCCCGGCAGAATGGGGCAAATAAAGAGCCTATAACGTGTCTACAATATAGACACCTTGAGATGACACCTTTCTCAATCCTCTATCCTCTAAATAAGCCTCCCCACGAAATAGTGGAGGCAAGGAGCCAATCATGGCAAACGAAGTTTCAAACGCCTATCTCGTGACCAACGGTGGTCGCGTCGCAGAAGTCCTCTCGGCCATGCTGCTCGAGAACATCTATGATGCATCAGACCTCCGTGGCCTGATGCAGTACGTCGCCTGGGCAGCCATGGGTGGTTCGGCAAATGCCGTGCCAATCGATGGAGCCCCTGTTGCGGCATCGGCAGCCACCTCGGAGCTTGTGGGTGGCCAGAGCAACACCGCCTTCGGCAGCTCTGAAGTTGCCCTCACCCCAGCACGATACGTCCTCCAATACTCGCTCACCGACCTGATGGGGGTCACTGGCCCTGATCAGGCGATTAACGCAGCTCACGTCGTGTCCAAGCTGGGCGAGTCCATCGGGCTCACGGTAACGGATATGTTGGCGGCCCTATTCCCCAGCCTCTCAGGCACCGTGGGATCGACTGGTGTGGACCTCAGCGTAGACAACATCTACGCTGCCCAGTTCGCGCTGAACATCGCCAATGCAGGGGGGCGTAAGGTCTGCGTCCTCCACCCACAGCAGGTTAACGACTTCCAAACTTCGCTTCGCTCCGAAGTGGGCGCGTCTCAGTTCCAGCTGGCCACGGCAGAAATGCTCGCGGCTCGTGGCCCTGGTTTCCGTGGCGTGTGGAATGGGATCGAATTCTGGCAGTCCGACAGTGTAAACACTGCCAATGCCGGTGCCGACTACTGTGGTGCGATGTTCGACACCCGGGCTTTCGCGTACACGTTGGCCCCTGTAGCCCCACTAGTGGGGCTACACATTAACCCTGCTGACGTGCTCCTGGATGCAGGCGTGGCCCTAGTAGAGCGCAGCCGCGATGCTACCAATGGCCAGACTGCGGCAATTTTGAACCTCTATCCCGCAGTGGGCGAGGCGATCGATGGTGCAGGTATCGGCATCGTCACCGACGCATAGTCTGACGCATAGAGCACCGTGAGATTTCCTTTGTGGGACTCTCACGGTGCTCTCTCTTTTTTTGGACAAGGAGATGAAATCATGGCAAAGGCCCAGACACTCAAAGCACCTCAGCGCGTCGTGGACGTGGAGCAGACCACCTCAGGGCTCCCAGTGGGCCGGGGGCAAAAGCCCTCCCCCAAGTTCGTTTATGCCCACTACCCCCGTGGATGGGCATGGGAAGGCCAGGAGTTGGGCTTCCTCCCAGTACTTTCCAAGATCCTGGCTGTGCCAGGGGTAAACGGATGTACCAAAGACGGCAACCTCAACCTGACCCTAGCTCGTGTGGTCGAAAGGGGTGGCACAGTTATTGCCCCTCGTGACCCCCGCCTCGGCGAGTACCAAAACTATGTGTCGTATTATGACACCACCAGGGGTGGCAAGTGGTATGTGGACTGGTGCCAGTCGGCCGAGGTCCTAGCAAGCGGTCAAATCCTCTGGGAAACCCAAGAGTCTGCCGTGCAGCTTAAGGCATTTCGAAAGCACCTTCGGGACGCAGGGATCGTAGAGCCACTTTCGCATGGAGTGTACAGGCTGCTCGAGGAGCAGGCTCGTGCCGTATACGAGTCCATCCTCAGCCGATCCTCACAAAATCCTGCAATGGCCTCCAAGGCCGATGCAGCCCTGCAGAGTCTAACTGAGATGCAGGCAGGGTGGAAAAAGCACAATGAGGATCTGAATAAGACTGCTCCCGCCAAGAAGCCCTTGCGCCGCATCGCAGAGGAGGAGTAAATGGCAAAGCCAGTGCTCACGACCTCCCAACGTGAGGCCCAAATTAGAGGCGCCATTGGCCGTATGACAGGGGAGCTCGTGCAGAGTGGCATGTCTCCAGATCAGGCTAAGGCCAAGGCAATTGAACAGGCGGTCCAGTACGACCGCAAAAACAAGTAAAAGGAGTTCCTATGTCGACTACGCAACGCTTCCCCATTCATCAGCCAGTCCTATTTGCGGCCAATGGAGCCGTCAACGTTGAGACATTGACGGCTGCTCGCACACTGTTGATCAGCGATGCACAAATTCAACACCTAGATCCAGGAGGGGCGTCTCGCGATGTTACCCTTCCCTCGCATGTAGGTTTGGCGGGGGCCTTTTTCGAGATCCTCAATAAGGCGGATGCTGCTGAAGATCTGGTGATCAAGTCGGCTGCTGCTGCGACGATCGTTACGATCTCTCAGAATGAGCGTGCCACAGTCCGTTGCACTGGGGCAGCCTGGGTGCATTGTGGTATCGAGACGATCGCCCTGAGCTAGTTTCTTTTGACACCTAGGTGGCTGATTCCCACCTAGGTGTCCCATGCTGATACCATCCGGTGAGGAGAGCCCATGAGCACCTATAATCCGCAGTTCAGGTTGCCCTACACCCTCACTCGGGCTCAGGACAACACCCTCACCCTAAGGGTGTACCTGGATGGAGGGGCCTCCCTGGTGGTGTTTGACTCAGCCACCGTGTCCGTCTACGATCACCAGGGTGTCGCCATTATTGCGGATGCTGTAGCCACCGTGGCAGTGGGTGGAGTGGTCACCTATGCGATCTCAGCTGCCACCCTCCCCACCACCCTCGCTCTATCCGAGGGTTGGCAGGTCAAGTGGACCTGCACTCTGGATGGTGTGGAGAGCCACTTCACCAACATGGCGATGTTGGTGCTCTCCCAAATCCACCCCACACTCGCATGGGGGGATCTTACGTCCCTCCATAGTGGCCTGGTTAAGCTGCTCCCAGCAGGCTCCACAGCCTTTACTGAGCCATTGGCTAGGGCATGGGAACAGATCTTCAGGAAGCTCCTACGAAATGGGAGACTCCCACACCTGATCCTATCCCCCTATGATCTCACGGATGTACACGAGGCCCTCACCCTGGCCTTGATTTTCAACGATCTCGAAACGTACAGCATGGGCAAGGGTAAGTTTGCCGAAATGGCAACCAAGTATGAGGAGCGCTTTGAAAAGCTTTGGGAGGATCTGCACTTCACTTTTTACGATGGAGATCAAGATGGTCTCCCTGAGGGTGAGGCTGCGGCACGAGGACCAGTCATTTTGACTTGTGGCCCCATCCGCAGGTGGTGGTAAATGGCCCAAATGAGCACCCTCCTAGCTGCGATCGATACCAAGATCACGGCCCTTGGGCTTGTCCAATCCCCCCTGATCATGGATGCTCGAAACATCCCATCCACGGGCCTGGATCGGATGTACAGCCTAGATCTGCAGACCTCAAACACGGGCAAGGATCGGGATAAGTGGGGAGGGCAAATGCGCCTCGCACACACCCTCAAGGTCCGCATGGCTTGTGTGATCCGCCCCACGGATCAGTTTACTTCTCAGAAAGAGGCACTGGATATAGAGGAGGGTGTTATCGGTGTTTTGATGAACCCCTCCAACTTCCCCGCCTATAGGATTGTCTTTACGGGGGCGTCAAGGTCCCTGAGCCAGAGCAGAGAGTACATCTTTGTAGAGCTCATTTTCAACATTGAAGGTACATACTTGATCCCTGAAGGGGATTAATCGGAGTTCACCATGGCTTACTCAGCGACAATCACCAAGTCCGAAAGGATCATCCAGGGGATCAAGACCATCGTAGTCTCGGTGATCGAGGCTGAGGCAGCCTCGACTGACGAGTTCGAGATCACCGGTTTACCAGCTGTGGGCAGGATCATGATGTACAATGCCACCCTGATCTCAGGGACGGCCACCACGATTGCCCCAATCATCGGCAGGGCAACAGGGTGGTCCACGAGTACTCAGGATGCTGTTGGTGCTGTTGGTGCCGCAGCAGCATATCAGCACACGACCACGGCAATCCCTTTCGTGTGCTCAGGGAGCCTTTTCATCCGATCCACCTCGGATGCTGCTACTGCAGATGGGGTGATCCATTCTGAGTTTGTCATTGTTGAAGGGCTCGCATAGTGGAGGCCAATGAGGCCATTAAGGATCTAGAGGATCTCATGGAGAATCTAGATGCTATTCTGGATCTCCAGTTGGAGATCTTGGCTCAGGACACCATGACCTATATCTCGGATCGCTGGCCTGTGGACACAGGTCAGTCAAAAGCTGGCTGGTCCATCAGCCAGATTGATGGTGGGTGGTCTGTGGTCAACCCTGTCCCGCACACTCCCTATGTGCATGATGGACTAGCAGAGGATCTCTTTTTTGAGGCCCTCGCTGGATTTGATCTGGAAGGGGTTCTCAATCTCCCCCCAGATTCAAAAACGTGACAACCATGCGGGTTTACGGGTTTTTTGGTAACCAGAAGCACCTGCCTAACTCAGGTGCTTCTGGTTACCAAAATTGATGAAAGTGTAGGTTTGTCCGTTTAACCACTGTTCTAGCTTTGAATCCCTGACACCCTCGTTAAAGAACCTATAACCCCCTGTATAATTAAGGAGGCCACAATGGCTGAATCCACTATCATCAAGACGAAGCGTGATGGATCTATCACGTTCACGGACGGCACGGCCGTCACCCCGCTGACTTACACCGTGGCCTTCGAGGCCGGGGACCTTAGCATCTCCATCCCTGGAGAGACGGTCAATCTATTCCTGGATCGAGGGCGAATCACCTCACCTCCTAGCATCAGGTACGGGGATGATCAGCCGATCACCTTCTCGTTTACGGCTCAGCTTCGTGACGTGTCCGAAGGCATTACCGATCTTGTCTCAGGTCGAGGTGGGGCCACCTCCACCTGGGTGTCCACCATGGGTGCCACTGGTGAGGTCTTCACCCTGACCATGGCCTTCACGATCGAGGGCACGGAACATGGTGACGCAGCGGATCATGTGATCACCATGAATTACTGCCACATTACAGGCAGCATTTCCGAAGGCGATCCAAGCAGCATCTCGATCAGCGGGACCGCCTACGACGTGTATCCCACTGTCTCCTAGGTTTTGGTGACTCGTTTTCCTGTGCGCGGCATAGAGAGAGTTCTCCTCGGGTTCAAAAAAACGACGCACAGGAAACCGAGTCACCCCTTGCCCCAGCTTGGGGTTTTTCTGTATACAGAGAGGATAAGATGAAAGATCGCACGACCCCCAAGAGCCACCTAAGTGGTGCATCCTTTTCCGCCACGTTGCCTGAGCCTTATGGGGAGCACCACCTTGTTGTGCCCTCAGCCATTAAGGTTGCCCGGCTGTTCAAGATGATCGACGCCAAGACAATGGCAAGCCTCACACATTTAAGTGGGCAGCTCTCTAATCCGGCAGCCATGCTTGCTGTGGCCTCACAGGTAGGACCTGAGGTCCTCTCGGTAATTGGTGTGCTGATTGGGCTGGCATGGGATCATACGGCCCTGGAGCTGGAGTCCCAGCTAGATGGTCAGGATTACATGCCCTATGGTGAGGCGGTGTTCGAAGAGCTCCACGAGCATGGATATCCTCTAGAGTCGATCATTAAGGTGGCCTATGCTGTGGTGGCCCGAATCGTGACCCTCAACACCATCTCCTCTGAGGCGATTGAGAAGATGGATTTTTTCGGTCTGGGTCAGGGGGATTCGCCTATCAAAAGCTAGATATAGGGGTCAACTTCCTCAGTGATCCTTGGGGGTTTGACAAGCTGGAACGAGAGCAGCAAACAGATATCCTGGCCTATTGGCTCTTGATCACGGACACCACACAACCAATGAGAACAGCCCGCCCAGTCACCGCACAAGACCTCACCAGCCACCTGCTGCTGAGCATGGGTGTCGATCCCTCTAAGGCTGTTGGAGCCCATACAAGGGCCTCACAACAAAAAGCAAAGGCACCTACACCATTTCGTGTGGTGGGTGGCCAAGCAACCGAGGCTCACGCAAAGATTTGCGAGGACTTCGCGAATGCCGACCGCCAACGCAGGTGGTCGGAAAAAACACAATCCCGACCCGATGCATTGGCATGGGCCCTCAACCCTGACACCTAAGGGGCAACCATGCCAACCATTAACTACGACCTCACCGGAGACTCCTCTGATCTAGTCCAGGAGCTGGGCAAGGCCACCAGTGCGATCAAGACACTGGATAAGGAGGCTGACAAGGCCGCTAAAGGTGGGCCGGATAAGCTTAAGGTAGGCATGGGGGCCATGGAAAAGGCCGCAGCAGGCATGGGAGGCAAGGTAGGGGAGACTGCGGGGAGGCTGAAAAACTTTGGTGAGGCCGGTTCTGCGGCTGCTACAGCCCTAGGTCCAGTGGGTCTGGGCATTGCGGGGGTCAGCGTAGCGGTCGTGGGCATGGGCGTGGCCCTCGCCGGGGCCGTCACAGCGATGTTTAAGGTGGTGGCCGCCGCAGGCGAAATGAATAAGAGCCTGGCCCCCTTCAAGGAGCTTCAGGGTTTTGAACCCCTAGCTCCAGACGCGCTAAAGTCCATCGAAAATGTTAACAGTGGGATGGCCTCCCTTGGCACGATTTTTGATAGGGTGATTGTCACCCTAGGTGCTGAGTTTGCCCCTGTCTTGGAAAAAGTGAGTTTTACCTTAGTGAAGCTGAGCCTCATGGCTTTGGATGCATTCCAGAGTTTTGCCAAGGGCAAGGATGTACTAACTGAGGTTGCCCGGTTCATGTTGGGGCAATTTTTGGACGCTTTCACACGTCCCATAGACCTGATCATCGACAGCCTCTGGCTGCTTGGCAAGGCCATGGCCATGCTGACAGGTGTGGAAAACCCACTCCAAGGACTGTCTGATTCTTGGGAGAAACTCAAGGACTCCGTGGTGGACTCTGCCCTCGGGTACGGCCTGGGTGTGGCCACGCAGGGTTTCCAGACCCTGCGTGGTGCGACCTCTGGATATGAGGCTAGAGCCCATGCACTAATTGCCACCAATGTGGAGCAGGCCAAGGGCCTAAAGGCCGTGGCCAAGGCCCTGAAAGAAGTGTACAGCGCCTACACAGACTTGGAGAAGTCCAACCAGACCCTCCTGATTTTGGGCAGGGAGATTGGCAGTGATCTGGACACCCAAAAGGATAAGGTCATTTCCGAGGCCAATGCTCGAAAGGCCACAATCAAGGAGACCATCTCCGCCCTAGAGTCCCTCATGGATTCGGGTAAGCTCACGGCTTCGGAGGTCGGTGAAGCCGAGGCCCAACTTGATTTTGCACGCCAAGAGCTCCTGGACAATGAGGCCCGCCGCCAAAGGGACTTGACCAAGATTAAAGAGGAGGAGGCCGCCAAGCAGGCCGCCACGGTCGAGGAGACTTCTGAGTTCGTCCGGGCCACCCTCACCGATGAGCAGTCATTTAAGGTGGATCTCCTCAATCAATATGGATCGGCCCTATCCCAATCCCTAGGTGCAATCGGAGATCTTGCCACGGCCATTGGGGAGCGTTTCGACGAACTCGTGGCCAAGGCTCAGGAGCGAGTGGATGGGGCCAAGTCCGTTCGTCAGCGTCTGCTGGACGAGCAAATGGCTGAGCGTGAGGCTCTTGCCCAGCATGATCAAAAACTCAGCAAGGCTGAACAGGATGCCAACTCCAAGGCCCTGCTGATCAAGCAAAAAGAAGATCGAAAGGCAGCAACAGAGGCAGTTAAACTCGAGGATGATAAGCTCACCAAGTTGACCAAGCGGCAGCACATGGCGGCTATGGCTTCGTTTCGGCTAAATCAAGCTGCACAATTGGCCAACATTGCCATGAGCACGGCTGTAGGGCTGATTGCCCTGGCCCTGCCTCCGCCCTCGGGACTAGGCCCAATTGCAGGTCCAATCTTCGCAGGATCTATGGGGGCGCTTAGTGCGGCCACAGTTCTGGCGCAAAAGCCACCTGAGACTCGCCACCTAGGTGGACCTATTGGTGGAGTGGGTCAGGCTGGATATGCCCCTGACGAGGTTGCAGTGCGGGGCAAGAGGGGCGAATTTGTGGTTAACTCCGCCGCCACCCGGGGCAATGAAGCTGCCCTAAACCAGCTCAATAAGTCTGGTTCCATGCCCTCACCAAGCGTTAATGTCTTTATCGGCACCTCTCAGATAGAGGCCGAACTTGTCCAGCTCGCTTCAGGTGATGGGCAGTTTGGCAGCCTGATGAACCCCATAAGCGGCCGTGCCCGCCTTCCACGTTAGGAGTTTAGAAATGGCCGCAATCACAACAGCAAAGCTTCAAGGTTTTCTAATTCCAGAAGCCAATATGACTCCTGCCAACATTGTGGAGGCGGACTCCTCTTATAGTGAGGCTGGCCCTCGCCCTGGCACGGTTTTTACCACGGACACCAGGGACCAGTTTTTACCTGTGATCAGTGGAAATCAGGAGCACTCTGTTGAGTTTTCGGTGTCCAAGTCAGGGCAACCTGGCAATGATCTGGTGCGTGCTTGTCGCGTGGTCTATGAGGTTGACGCCGATGGTGTGACCATCGGCAAGAGTGATGATAGTGCGATCACCCGATGGACTCCTTGCCATTGGTCTTTGGCTGTCACCATTGACGCCTATGTTGTGGCCTCTTTAAGCCTGAGTCAGGATGTACTATATTGTGGCCATGATTCGGCTGCTGTTGCGGGAGTCCAAACTGCTGTCCGCCGGTGGAATACCACAACCAATGCCTGGGCCACGGCTTATGTATTTGACTCAGATATCCTGCCCACGGGCATGGTCCAGCTTCCCTCAGGTCGAGTGATCATTACTTCGGCGGGTGTGATTTCCTACTACTCGGACGACGAGGGGGTGACCTGGGCCCTGTATGCGGACCATTCTGGGGATGGTGCCCCCACCCCAGGTGTGGCCAATGGTACATCCTCCATGGTCTACTCGGACACGGGGCTCCTGATGATCTATGTAGATTCCACTGGCGACCTCGTCCAAATGGCCTCCTCAGACTATGGGGTGACCTGGTACCAGGTGGGCGCTGGGTGGGCCGTAAGCACACGCCGCTTTGGCTTGGGGCTCTCCAGCCTCCCAAATGGCTCCATTGTTCTGGCTTACCTGGACGCCAGTGACTACGCCCAAGTTCGGGTGGTTGGTTCAGCCTTTTCCGCCTTCTCGGACGCCACTGACTATGCGATGTATGATCTGGGGGCTCTCCGAGGGGTGACCACTTGGGTGGTGGGATCTAGGATCTATGCGATCACCACCCAGGGTGGGGGCTCTGATACCAGGTACTCAGATGATCTAGGTGCCACCTGGACCTACCTCTCCTCCATGTTGTATACGGGAGACGGTACCTCTTATTTGGACGCCCTCAATGTGATCCGGGCAAAGGGGGAGAGCCTCCTTTTTCACCAGTCCATTGCATCCTCAGGGGTGACCACCTATGATCAGTCTGTGGGCTGCCTCCATCTAGCGTCTTGGGCAGGAGGGTGTGAGTTTAATCCTATGTATGGATCACACACCGGAATCCTGAGCCTGCCCTTCGAGCTGGGGAATACCACGGCATGGACGGCGGCCACCACGGCGGGGACCTATGCTCTGAGTTCTTCGGGGGCACACGTCTTTACAAATGCTACAGGATATTATTTCCTGAGCCACTTTACAGCCGCCGCTGACCTCGCACCTCGAATCTTTGGTGAGGTGCGTGTGATCTCTGGAGGGAGCATCACCAGCTCCATTTGTGGCTGCTCCATGTATATGGGAGACGGATCAAACTTCTGGAGGATTGATCTCCGTGTGGCGACCACTGGCTTCCGTCTGGTGAATTACAAGACGGGCACTACCCTTGTTGACGTGACAAGAGATATGTCCACGGACTACATGCAGTTTTCCTATTGGTGCTCCTCTTATGCGGGTGGAGCAGCGGATCGCGTCTTCAGGCTGGCCTACCGAGCCTCAGGGGATAGGGATTGGACCGTGGCCACCACGGCCGCTGTTCCTGTGTCAGCAGCCGCCACGGGCAACTACATCCGGTGGGGCAACCTGGGTGCTGGAGCCTCAGAGGTAGCCTTTAGGTACTTTGGCTTCAGGCGTGACATTACATTGTCTGACGCCACAAACCCAAGGGTGACGGCGGACTTCGTGGGTGGTCAGGTGTCGACCTCCCCTGAGGCGATCCCGTACATTGGATCGGACACCAGTTCTGCCTTCTTAAGTGCAGTCAGTGGCCCAGCAGTGGTGGGCAAGATCATCACCATTGATCCCGCCCATGATTACCCCGTCGAGAACATCTTCCACCAGGTTTCCCCCTCCCCTAGAGCTAAGTGGCGCTCCACGGACACCACGGAGCAGACCATCGTGGTGGATGTGTCCCCTGAGCACCTCACAGGGGACGGCTCCCTTGGTGTGGCCGTGCTGGGGGCCAACTTCAGGTACATGTACATCTATGGCTATAATGCTGATTGGGGCTGGCTTAACCTAGGCACGATTGACCTTGCCTTCGTGACCTCCCTAGACTTTGTCAGCATCTTCCAGAGTGCGTCCATCATCCCTGGTGGGGCTGTAGGGCACCGCCAGCTTCGGGCAGGCGAGCTTGAGGGTGGCACGTTCACGGACGGCACCCGCTACAATAGGATCACGGGCAACACCTCAGGTGGCCTGGTCAACACGGCAAAGTTTTCCACCATCCAACTGGATGGTACATTTGGTGTGGATTCGGGCACCACGGGAGAGATCTGGCACTCCAATGGCGTGTGGCTGGACACCCGGACTTACTCGTATGGTTTTGGCAAGATCAAGATCGTGATCCCTGCTCAAACCACGGCAGACGGCTACTTCGAGCTGGGCGGGCTCCATTTTGGTAAGATCACGACCCTGGGACGCCAGTGGAGCCGAGGGTACCAGTGGGCGACAGAGGCCAACTCTGAGACGACTCGAGATCGTTTTGGGACTTCCCGCACCCGGAAAAATGGAAAGGCCCCTCGAAGCCTGACTGTAGGGTGGTCTGATGGCCTGGATGTATCGGCCCTCCATGGCCTGACAGCCTCTCCAGATTATTTGACGAACTCTGGAGGTTATGCCCTGGCCAATTACAATGATGTATCCTCCGTTTTGGAGGGGATCATCCAGGAGACGGGATCAGGGGAGACGCCAGTGATCATCCTGCCTCAGCTCCCTCCATCTAACACTGCTGTCACAGTTACTGATCCCACCCTCTTCCTGTATGGCAGGATTGCAGGTGGGGTGCAGGAGGATAATGTACTAGGATTCGAGGGAGAGTCCGAGGTGGTCCGGCTCTCGACCATCACTGTAGAGGAGGTGATCTGATGGGCACCCCCTCTCACCAACTCCTCTCAGGGGACGGGATCATCCTGCTGGAGTTCTCAGCCTTTGGCGGTGGTCGTACCTTCAGGTACTGCACACACTCGACTGAGGTTGAGGTTTCCTCCTCTGCCTCTGGGGAGTCCTACATTTTTGCCCCGGGAATGGGGGATCTCCCCATTCGATTTGTGGGGGGGAGGGCCATTGACAAATTGTCAGTGTCCATCCATGCAGGTCCTCCCGAGGGGTGGGCCTATTTAGTGTGGCAGGGATACCGATTGGAGCTGGGGGAGGCTGTAGTACGCCTCTACTACCCCGGTCAAACATTGGAGCAGGCTCAGGTAGTCCTCAGGGGGAGGACTGTAGACCCCTCCTATGGGGATGATTTCGAGCCGCTGACCTTCGCAATCGAAAGGCGAATGGGCCAACAGGGCACTATCCTCACCTCCTCCATGGAGGTCAGCACGGCCACATGGCCAGCGTCAGGGAGCGCCAACTATGTGGTCCCTGACGCCTCAGAAGGCGTCATGTACCCTCTCGTGATCGGGTACCCCGGATATTACATCCCCAGCCGGGGCACCGTCACGATCAATTTCTCTCCTGCTGTTCCGGCACCCATGGTGGAATATTACAGGTTTGGCCCCAATTATTGCAGGCTCTTGGTGGCGGGGCACCCTGTTCATGCCGCAAAAATCCACCTCATAAACTATTCGGCCTACTCTGATTCAGGGGCCGTGAGCAACACGAACCTAGCTGAGCGCCCTATCCATGAGATGGAGGATGCTCTAGGGCGCACCGTCTCCTATGTGGACTTCGTGGGCCTGATCGGGGCGAGGTCCCTGTACCCTGATCCTGAGCAGGATTGGCGAGTGGCTTTTGTGCCCGACTCTGGATATGGTGGGGGTTTGCCCAACGCAGAGGGCACGGCCCCTATGCGAGGAGCAGGTGAGGTCCTCGCATATCTGCTCCGCACTTGGAGCACGATCCCTGTGGACTGGTCGAGGATGGAGGCTCAGGCTTCTTATTTAGATGGATACCTCCTCGACTTTTTCATCAACGAACAGGTGTCCACATGGTCGTGGATACAGGCTAATCTTCTCCCCATCCTTCCTATGGAGTGGGTGGACGGGCCTGCGGGGGGGTATTTTCGCGTGATCCGGTGGGGTGCCTCTGCCTCGGATGCAGTTGGCCACCTAGATGCTTCCCCAGGAGCCTCCACCCAAAATGTGGAGCGAGCCTCGAAGGTGGGGTCAAGCTCACAGATCTTTAATGAGATCACCTTCAAGTTTGCCGTGGGTGGGCCGCAGAACCTGCCTCGTGCCTCAGTGATCGTGACGGCCTCTCAGAGGAACCCAGAGGGGATCACAGACACGAGGATCATCCCCCACCCTGCTTGTGCGGCCTCTCAGAGTCTCTATGGCGTCCTCCCCCTCACGATCGTATCCACGGTGGTCCATGATCCTGCGACGGCTGCACGCATGGCCGTGGATCTGGCCAGAGAGCTGGCCCTGCCTAGGCGCACTCTCCAGATCTCAGGTGGTGTGTGGCTGGATCGTTTTGATCCTGGGGACGTGATCACATTCTCAGACTCCACCATCTATGTGGATGCCGAGGTCGCCTTGGTCCGCGAAAAAGAGGTTCGAGGTGGTGAAGTTCGTTTGGTTATTCTCCTATTAGACTCCTCCATATAGGACGGGACACAGATGGCAACAGCACGAGTACCTGGTGGATTGGCAGGTGGAGCGTTGGCGGGGAGGTACCCCGATCAGCTCTCCATGGGCCTCCCTGCGACCATGGGCATGTATTTTCACGAGGAGTTCTTGTGTGTGGCTGGAATCGGGGGCTATTACGCCAACAATCAGTGGTATGTTACAAAAACAGGCACGGCCACCGTGACCCACCTGGCACCTCAAAATGCCGGGGACTTCGGGTTGTACAGTCTATATCCCACAAACTCCTTCGTGAGCCTTGGGTTAAACTTTAACACCATGATCATGTTAGGTGCCCCTGAGGGCTTGGAGTTCGCCACCAAGGTGAGGCTCAGGGCCTCAGCATTTGTCGACGCCTGCTGTTATGCTGTGGGCGTGGGCAACGCCAATGGCGCCTCGCCATATGGCGCGAAAAACCACAAGTTTATCGGGATTCGATACCTCAATGATTCCGTGGACGCCACCGCCAAAAATTGGTATGGCGTGTGCAGGGATGGTCTGACAGAGACCACGATTGATCTGGGGATTCTGGCCACGGCCACGGCCTCAGACAACTCCCAGATCTTCGGCTTTCGCCGGACCTCCACCGGTGTGGAGTTCGTCACCTATGATCTCAGTGATCCTGCTCAGGCTGCCTGCACCATCGTGGGGGAGATCACCACCAATATCCCCACGACGGCCCTGCACCCGATCATCACGGTGGAGTCGATCGCAGCCCATGCTCAGGGGTACAGGGGGCTTAACATTGATTTCTTCAGCCTTGGAGGCCGTTGTGCCCGCTGATTTATTTCGCACCGAAGATCTGCCTCTTTTGAGGCCTACAGGCAGGCCAGGAGCCCTAAAATGAGCATTACCACACGCGACCTATCTTTTGCAGCCTTTCTCCGGGTCTCAGGAGCCCATTGGGTTTCCGCTGTACACGATGGAAGGGGTGTTTGTTCTTGGACTTTCGACGAGTGCTCTGTGGACTCCTATGCTCTATATGTCTCCGGTGCCCCCTTACCTGCCGTGCGGTATGCCGAGGCCCTGCGGGACCTTAAGCGGATGGCCATGGCACGGCCATCCTAGGGGTCTCGATTATCAGCCTATTCTAATGGGGGGGATATGGATGCCATCACACGACACGACGCTGCCACCCATTCTCCTCCTCCTCCAGGGGGGGACCGCCTTACGGAGCGCCTCTTGGATCTTTTTGAGAAAGGACTTGAAAAGCAAGTTTCGTCCATCGAAAAAATGGACACACATGTCTGTGCGCGCCTGGACTCCCTGGATACCTCTGTGGGGAGGATGGATGGTCGTGTCGGGCAGATGGACGAGCGCTTTGGCCTGATGGACGAGCGCTTTGGCCTGTTGAACGAGCGCCTCGCAGCCATCGACGTGGCTGCCCGAGCTCTGCAGGTGCTCGCCTTAGGGGTGTGTATGCTCGCCCTAGTGGCCGTCGTGGGTTTGGGGGGTCGTTTTTCAGCCGCCTATGGTGAGGCTAGTTTGTCCGCCGCCGCCGCGCAAGCAGCAGACACAAAAAAACCCTGAATGAGGGGTGCCCAT